ACTCACCCAATTTGGGTTTGTAAACGGATAAGTATCAAGAATTAATGGTGCATTATTAGACGCACTAACTAACTGTAATAGAGCTTCAGATTTGGCATTATTTTGTGGTTCTTTACCTAATTGATTTGTGGTAAGAATATTAAACGAATTTTCAGTTAAATTTCTAATATATGGTGTAACATAAAAATCTCTAATAAATTCTTGATACGACCTACCAGTTCCTTGGTTAGATATGTTTTCTAAAAATAGAACATAGTTTTCAGCCGTTATATTATAATTTTTTAACTTTAAAGTTAAAAATGGTGAACTAACACCTAAACTACTTATAATATTATTTGTTTCAGAGCTAAGAACTAAGTCCGTCAATTGATTTAATTGATTACCATTTGCTCTAATATAACCAGAATAGTTTGACGTTAAAAATTGTCTTTCCCATATTTCATAAAAAAACTTAATTTCCTCTTTATTAAGGTACGCAATACCATTTGATGGATATTCAATCGCATTAATGTTTATAATATTTGTAGTTGCTTGACTATCTGTTGGTACTTGGGCAATTGGTGGATTAAACTTTTGAGTTAGTCCTTTCATATACTCTTCAACAAATTCAACCTCAGGCCATTTATCATATAGATAACCTTTTGTTACGTTAACTTCAGAAGGGTCTGCAATATATTTTAATTGAAAACGTCCTTTTTTATCTTCAGGAGTTTCAACAAAATATTGTGGCCATGGGTATACAGGTTCTTGGCTTGTGGATAATCCTTGATTTTCATTTTTAGCTTGTTGTGAAATTTGAAGACTGCCCTTTGTATCGGTACCAGGCGCCGATGATTGATTATCTAAAATTGCAAGTTGTCTTACAGGGTCGTACTTAACATTCCAAGCATTTGTGTGAACGTCATCTAATAATCGAATGAACGCTTCAGCGGAAGCCATAATAACTGCAGATATATTTCTAATTGATGGTTTAAAACCAAGGCCTATTTTAGTATCTTCAATTTTTCTAGAAAAATCAGCGGTTAACGCAGTTTCATATTCTGTTAATTTTCTATTAGTTTCGGCCTCTATTTGATAGATTAAGTTTTCAAATCTTGGAACACTGTTAACCGTTGTTGATGATGACTTAAACACAAGTAATGGATTTGTAATAACATTAACCGATTGGTTAGTATTGCCCCCTTCTTGAGTTTCAAGAGTTGGTACAAATATTTTTTTCTCCAAATATTCTTTAACTAATTTTGTATCGGTTTCGGTTGGTGTATACCTATTTGATTGTTCAATAACTGTTTTTGGTAAATCAACTTGGTCAAAAGATACGTTAATAAAATACGTATTGTGATTAATTGGATTTTCAATTTTTGATATCCCATTCACACCTAAAGTTGGATTTGAGGCTAATAATTCATTGAATGCAATTGTATCCCCACTTAATACTTGTAAAGCTCTTTGTCTTTTTGTTTGGTCCTCTAATATTTCTTTATTAAACGCATAAACTAAAGTCCCATCCTTTAAAACGATTGGTCTTGGATTTAAATTTATATTAAACCAAGAATCTTGATTACCATAAATCCCATTATAATAATTGGTTAATGTCTCTTTATAAGCCCTAATATTAGTTAATGGTTGTACGTCAACTTTAGTATATGAATTTATTATTGTTGTCTCAAAAGTTTCTAACTTATTAATTAACTCCGCAAAGGTTAATTCAGGAAAATCAGGGTCAATCAATCCCTTGGCTTTATATTCACTATAAACTTCAACAACTTTTTGATAACCCCTTTCACTAACAATTTGAGTTACAATATTGTTTGTACTATTGGTGGATTCTTTTGATATTGCTCCCGTTTGTTTTGTACCCGCTTCAACATTTTTATTTGGTGCTTCAGGTGATGTTGCAGATTTAGAAATATCAAATCTTGTACTATACATGTGAGGAGCCGCCAATAAGTGACCCATCGATATCTCATTTAAAATGTTAAATTTGTATCCAACAAATTCTAAAGTAATTGAATAGTTTCCACTAAAAGAATTAAATCTGGCGTTAAATGTTTTTAAATTTAATTGATATTTTATTGCCTGACCGTAATAACCTTTAAGTGTTAAATAAAATGGTGGGTAAGGTAAATTAAAAAACGCAGCATATGGTGAATTATCACCTAATTGAAATAATGCTCGTCCTTGAATATCTTCCAACTCCATACTTACAGTTGGTATAAATGACGTATTAGTAGTAACTCTAATTGATGTAATTCCTAATAATCCATTATCAGTAGATTGATTACCAGGGTTATTAACCGTAACTTTTTGATATGCGGTATTACCATTTATGGGTTCAATATCCTTAACATTTAATTGATTATCTCCTAACCCATTTCTTGTACTTTTACCTGTCAATTCATCATAATAACCCGTTGTCAGTGAAGTAAGTTCGGTTGGTCTTAAAAAATTAATTTTGGCAATAGAAAGAATAGAAATTCTATCTTCAGGACTACCACCCACCGATAATTTAGTTCTTGGTAAAAGTTCTGCTTCAAGGTTGGCAAACATAACCATCTTTTCATGGTCAACCAATCTTTCACGAATATTTCCAAACGCATCAATAGTTTTGTTTGGGTCAACAACAATAATGTTATTGTAATCAAATTCCACTAATATATTTCCACTATTGTCTCCTGGTCTGTTACCTGCCATAATAATAAAAATAATTTTCTAAAGATGCTTTATAGTCCTGTAATGAAGGTAGTAGCGGATAAGGAATAATCAATACCGCCCCATCAAATATGTTATTTTCTAAACCTCCAAATTGTGGGTTTGCCTGTAAAATTAACCAACTAAAATATGGTGAACTATAATACTCTTGAGAAACCACATCTAGTCTACTTCTAGCCACTTTATATATGTAGGATTTGTCAGTTGTTTTTTGTGGTAATTGTACGAACGGCACAACAGTTTGTTCTCCATTAATAAGAAAGTCACTGTATCTATTATAATATTGATATGCCATTAGTTAAATTTTACTTTTGATACGTATACGTCTGCAGATATTTCATCATTCCACGTTTTATTATTTGTGTTATAGTTTTCAGTTGCCCCCAATCCTTTAATCAAAGTCTTTTGAGAGTCTGTTCCTGCGTTTTCAGTAGTATAGGTAAACAATCTTTTCTTAGTTGGGAATGGTGTGAACTTCAAGAAGTCTTGTAATTTTTCTTTTTCAATACTATTAATAAATTCTTTAGTAATATTATTTTCACTTTCAAATAAACCTTTTGCCTTTCTATCCCAATACTCATCAAACGCCTCAATTAATATAGGTCCTTTTTCCGCAGTACCAAGTAATCCCACATTATTAATTATATTACCAATCATTGCATTTTTAAAGGTTTCATATTTTTTTGAATCGACAACATCGTCAGAAAGTAACATATACTCTCTTCTAAATGAGTCAATCTCAAAAATTGACGACTGATTAAATGGAACAAAAACTTTTTGACCTTGCGGTAATTGATAATTAGGTTCAAATACTAAAATACCACTATATGTGTTAGTGTTATAGCTAAAAGTATATGCGGACATTGTAACCGCATTAAATGCTGTTATAGCACTTTTAATAGTTACAATATCATAACTCAATTCTTCTAATGTGTTTGACGCATTTTTTGAACTTGTGTCAATACTTGTTGTTGGTATTGTGACAAATGATTTAACATTACCAATTTTATCTTGTGAACCATCCGTACCTGTTCCAGAAAACGATGGTACATAATATGGAATTGTATTTGCCCTTGCAATGTAAGCAACATAAGTTTGTTGAGTATTAACCATACTTTGAGTAATGGTTGTTACCGCATTTTGATACGTACCTTTTTTGTTTTTAACAAAGTTGGTGAAATTTTCTTTAACTTGTCTAATCGTTTTATTTGTAAAATCAAAATTTTTATCTTTAATAAATTTGATAAATTCATCATCGTCATTTTTAATATCAGATATTAAATCTTCAAAAACCGTATCAATTCTTTTTTCAAGATTATAAGGTTTACCAAATAAAATCGTCTCACCATCTTCGGTCAATAAGAATTTACCTTGTTGATAATTTCTTTCTAACATCCATTGTTGACGTAATGCGTTATTATATTGGTTTACAGTTTCTTTACTTTTATTTACAACATTTGTAAAATAATTTTGTGTTTCCGTAACAAACTTATCCATAAATGTTTGATAACTAAGGGTACCTGTTTGAGCACTTAAACTACTAGTGTTAGTTAATATAGTTCCAATAGTTGATTCATTACTTAAACCGTTATTAGGTTGTGCATCGTTAATTGTTGGAGGGGTAACATTACTTATCGCAGCAAACTGTAAGAAATCTTTATCAATTACTTTATAGCTTGAATCTGTTGGGTCAGCTCTATCATCATAAATTTCAGTATTTGCATAGTAATTAAATGTTAACGCATTTTGTAATTTGTCGACAGATTCTTTTAATCCGCTACCTCCAACAAAGTTAAATGCCATTGTCACTTTTGCAATCATAGGTTGGACACCAATACCCTCAGGGTTAATATCCAATCCTTCATAAGCAATTGTCAAACTTGTTGGGATGATTTTAGTATTAAAGAAATCCCCAACTCTTAAAATCAATACTGGTGGCGCACCAAACGCAGTATTTGTGGCATTGTTATATTCCAAAACATCTCTACCCCCAATAGATTTAACTACAGGTATTGTGTCACCAGGTCTCATACATTGTTGTAAAAATGTTAACCTTGTATTAAGTCCCTCAGGTGTCATTGAGTGGAATGCAGGTTCAAAGAATTTTAACTTATCTTTAAGATTATCAAAAACCATAGGAGTTTCTTCCTTAATAACTTCAAAATAATCACACTCAGATAATAAAGCTCTTAGAACTCTTTTACTAATATTATCTCTTGGTACTACAACTGTTTCTGTAGTATTTACCTTTTCTGTTGTAGTAACAACATTACCCGTAACAACCGTTTGTGTTTGTTTTATTGGATTTGGTGGTGCTGGTGGTGGTGATTTTAGGGTTGATTTAATCTCTGAAATATAGGCTCTTCTACAAGCCATTGCGTTTGTTGTGAATACTTCAGTAGATGCCATGGTATCACCTCCAACAACAGTACCATTTGTATCAGTACAATTTACCGCGGGAAGATTTGGTGTGAGTGGTAACGCATATGGTGGTTGGGTTGTTTTTGAAACTAATGGAGAAGAACTAGTTGTTTCACCAAATCCCTGACCTCTTTTTACTATTAATTTTTGTTGTTTCACATAATCTTTGGTTGCAGCATTTTCAGCAAAAAATTTAATCACAGAATCAATCCTTCTGGTAGATAATGCTAGGTTATATGCTTCAGTTTGTGGTGCAGAGCAACTTGAATCTACAATAAGTGTCACACTACCACTTTCACTATTTTTAATTTGTTCTGCAATATCAATAGCCATTTGTTGTGCAATCACATAATTTGGTGTGACCATAGTATCAAACGCCCGAGTTAATTGAGTGCCATTTGATTTACTAGCATATAAAGCTTTGTTTGTAGAACTTGTGTATCTATTATATTCTTCGGTATAATTTGGTGATGTCTTTGGTTTAGGAAAATCATTACCAAAATAAAAACCAATTTGAGCATATTTTTCCATAAAATACGCAGGACTACCAGGAGGTGGTGTACTTGAACTGTTTGCACCACCACTTCCATTACCCGCACCGTTTGCACCCGCAACTTGAGCATCCACGGTTATTGTACTAACAGCAAATTGCATCTGTTCTCTTGTAATTTCTTTAGATGTAATTGCCTGTTGGATTTGAAACAAATCGTTTGGATTTATTGTATAATATTTTTTGGCCAATTCATATAAATCATATTTTCTACATCCCGCAAAGAATGAATCTAATATACTATCAACTCTTGTTTTGTTTGTTTCGTTTGCCAATACCTTGTTAACAATAACATTTAATATTGACGGATGGTCAACAACAATATCCCATGTTAAAGTACCCGTTCTACTTGTATTTTTGTAAGTATAGATTGGTTCAGGTCTACCAATAAAATCATTTGGAGTCCAGTTCGCCTGAACTGATTCATTAAATGTTAAGTTATAAGGTGGGAACCACATAACTCTACCACCATTAGGACCTCTTTCACATACCGCCAAATCAGAAACCGCAAGACCTGGTGAGTTTGATGTTGCCCACGCCAAGTTCTCCAATGAGAACATATATTTCTTGGCATAAGCATTATTCATTGTACCAATAATGTTAGATGAATCTTGTCCACCCTCTTGTTTGTTTGGTGCAATGTTAAGGTTATATGTCTTATCTAAAACAGAATATGAAAATCTTCTACCTTCAGTTGTAATACCATCAGTTTTTTGAAGGTCGTTATATTGTAGGTATGGTATATCTTTAGCAAATACTCTACAATACTCTGTTCCAACTTCTTGTCCAATCGCCCCAACGTAAGTTAATACTCTTGAACCCTTTGTCATTTCTGTGTATCCATCATTGAATACTTTGCTGACTTGGTCCATTGCATTACCAACGTGTTGTAATCTTTTACCACCTTGTGGTTGGCTATCAATAATTCTTTGTGTCTTATCAAGTATAGAACCTTCCTTAAAAGTTCTTTCTGTGGACTCTGTTGAGTTATAAGACGATGGTTTAAAGTCCGAGTCTTGGTCTGTTATTAAACCTCCAACACCAACTTTTTTACCAGCATTACCTTTATACTTTGGAGACACCCATGTGAATCCACCTTCAATACCACCACCATTACTATATGTTGGGCCGTTAGCACCAAGTCTAATCTCCTTACTTGGACCTTCATATAACTGAGCTAACTCAGATGGTCCATAAACTGGGTCTTGTTGTTCATTACCAAACGCATCATTTGGTAACGACCCTGATGGTGAAAATATTCTTGATGGGTCTGAAGATGTACTACCAACATAAAAGTTGGAGTTATTTGTATTAGTCCCGACAATTGCACCACCCAATCTATCTAATAGAGTTCTATCGTAGTTTGGTTTAAATTTATTAAAGTTAAGATTTTTAAATAAAATAGATTTTTGACCTTGGCCCGTATTTTCGTAGAATATTTGTGTACCTGTCTTACTAGCACCTAATAAATTACTAATAAATTTTCCTCCAACCGCAAGTGGGTTTGCCAACAATGATTGTTGTATTGTTGTTGGTTGTGGTGGATTAATACTTTGGTCAAAATAAGAACCAGGAATTGTTGAGAACGGTAAAGTACTTCCCCCTAATCTAAGAGCAAAGTCGGCAGCAGCACCCAATGGATTTGACGGTACCGTAATGTTATAATTTGGTTCAATTAAAGGAACTCGACCTGTTAAAATATTAACAAGGTTTGTACCACTATTAACATTTAATATGTTGGCACGACCAAGAGTTTGTCTTAATAACTCTCTACCAATACGGTCTTGGAACTCTTTCTTTAAAGTTTTTGCCCCCAATCGAGCTATAAAGGAGTCATCACTTAATAAACCATCACTACCCTGTGGGTCGGGATTTAATAAGATTGAAACAGGTCTATACGATGAAGGTACAAATGTAAAGTAAGGTTGACCGTTTGGTAGTCTATCTTGGTCAGGTCTAACAGTTTCTAAACTAGTAACAGCTTCACCAGCATCAAAGTTGTTTGGGCTTGAATACGCATTTAATGGTCTCCATTTTTGAGTTGCCGCAAATCCTGTGTTCACAATATAAGCATCCTGTTGACCAGGTCCATATTCACCTTGATTTGATGTTGTATTTAAATTACCTGTAAGGTCGGGTGCTTGGTAGTATCCCCCTTGATTTCCCCACTTGTTAAGTGGATAAAATTGTGAATTGGCGATGTATGGAGTATCAATTAGAAAATCAGGACTATCAACAGGTGTTAAATCTCTTTGTATAACCTCAAAAGTTATTGGCGGGGTCGCAGGACTAGGTGATTTAGCATATGGTACTAAATTTCGGACAATTAGTTTTTTTCTAAAAACCTCGGTACTTATATAATCTAACGGACTACCCATTTATACGTTTCTTAATAAATAGGTTAATTTGTATTTTTTATTCTTCAATCTAATGTTTTATTATCGTCCGTAGGATACAACACCAGACCCTTTGTTTTCTGAAGAATTTTTCTTTGTAAGGTTGGCAATATATTGTTTAAACTCTTCACTATTAAACGCAGCGTTTAATTGTTGTTGGTTAAGTGTTGTACCTGGAGGTAAATCAAATTTAAATGTTATAGTACCTCCAACATCAACTTTATTTGTTGATGTTCCACTGTTTGTTGATGTACCAGCACCTGTTTTTTCGGTAGGACTTTGACTTTTTCTACCTATAATATCGGCATACGATAACGATTTTTCCTCTTCAGCTTTCTTTTTAAGATGTTCTGTTGCGGTTACTGGTTTACCTGTTGCACTTAAAATTTCTTGACTTAAACTTCTAAATTCTTTTTCAATACCACTATTTCCCGTAACTTTTTTACTTGATTCTGCAATGATATCTTTAAATGCATTCATTCCTTTTTCACCTAAACTATTTGCATCTTTTAGAATAGTATCCTCAAGTGATGCTAATTTTTTAGCAAAATCGTCAGCACTTATTTTATTTGCATCTTTAGCCATAAATAACGCACTCATTTTTTCAATTGCGTTATTAACGTTGTCTATAATTACCGCACTTTCAGGTACCGCATTGTCAACAGAACTACTAACTGCTCGGCTAATTCTATCAGCTCCCGTGTAATTACCTCTAACAACCGAAGAACCTGCAACACCAAACGTACCTTTTGCAACATTACTTGAGAGAGTCCTATCAATGTTCTCTACAACATTTAATTGGGTCTTTTGAATATCTTCTAAAGTTTTTGGTGATTCCTCTTGTTGTTTTCTTAAGGCGATAAGTTGTTCATTTGTTAATTCACCTAATTTAATTCTGTCAATTTCACCAGTCTTGTCATTCTTAAGTTGTACTGTGTACTCACCACTTTTATCCATAGTGGCCATATTGGCGATAAGTTTCTTATCTTCTTCATCTTCAAAATCAAGCGATGGACTAATAGCAGAAAGTCTTCTATCTAAGTCTGCCGCGGCAAGACCCATTTTACTCATTTCCACAGCACTAACACCAGTTTGTTTTTCCATTTCTCTAAGTGTTAAAACACCTTGAGGATTTATTTTAAATGTTTTTGTTTTTTCATCAAATTCAGTAAACTGTTTTGCAACTTCAGATAAACTAGTTTGTAAACCCGATGGGTCATTAATTGATTGATTCATTAAAGCGAATGGGTCCGCCAAATTTCCTGCAGAAACACCTAATCTTTGAAAGGCTCCAGCAACTTCTATAGCCCCATCAGGGTCTAAAACCCTATCCGCTAAAGTAAAGGTTTGTTGCATATCAAACCTTAACATCGATGCTTGTGCCGCCATCTTTGCTAAACCTTTCACACCGCCTTCAAATTGGAATCGGTTCATTTGTGACATGCTACCAGTCACATCTTCCATAACCTCACGAGCATTTAAACCAACACTTTGAATATATTCAATTGAACTTTCTAGGTTTGTACCAATTTGAGATACTTCAATACCAACATTACCAAAAATTTCAACTAGCCCTCCTGCAGTACCACCCAAAATTTCAGTAGCAGCATAAAGTTTACTAACTTGGTCTTCAGTTGCAATAACTTGTCTTCTTGAACCTTCAGCAATTCCTGATATAGTCTTGGAAATATCACCAATATCTCCACCTAAACGAATAATACCCGCGGCTGACTTAGCAGCAGCATCATTCATTTCGTCAAGTCTTACTCTACCCCCAACAAACGCCACATTGAGTTTATCGGCCTCATTAGCCATGTCCTCAATTGACTGTAATATTTTATCTATAGGAGAACCTAAACTGTCAATATTTTTTTTAAGGTTGTCGTACGATTCGTTAAGATTATCTGCCATTACAATTATTTAGTTTCCATATAAATAGAAGAAGGACTAATTTTTTAGTCCTTCTTTTTATCTTCAATCCATTTATCCAATAAATATTTTCTTACAAACAACGGCATTCTTTCAAAATCTTGATAAGAAATATTCATTAATGTTGTCAGATAGTAAAATTCATCTATCTGTATCTTTCTATAATCAGAAGAAAGGGCGAAAAAAGTCAGCCCCAAACCCAACATTAACTGTTAGTTTTTCTCCTGACGGGGCTGTAATTGTTTTGGTCATATCCAATCTTGGTTCGTTTTCATTCATAAAGTTTCTTACGAATTTTGAGTCAGAGATTGGCATTGACTCAACAAATTTTGCAATCATAGCTTTGTCAGTTGAACCATCAACTTCAATAATTTCTTTTTGCATTCTCCAAGTAATTTTTGGAACAACTCTTCCTTGTGGATATGTTTCAGCCATTTTACCAATCTCCATAATTTCACCATAACTTAATGGTTTTAATTTAATTGATGATTGAGATTTTGGTAATAAAATAGTAAATGAACCATCTTCACTTGGTTGTTGTCCATTAATAATAGTTAGTTGGTCTAACGATACGGTACTTTTAAATGGTTTTTTAGTTACAGGGTCTGTAACATTTAATACCATTTCAGGACCAAATCCAGTATTTCTTAAAAATATTAAAATTGCTTCAACATCACCCTCAATTAAATCTTCAACCTTAACATCTGGTTCATAAATTTTTGCCCTCAATAAAGTCATTGTTAAATCAGCGGCACCACCCATCAAAATGTTTTCATCTGATGCGGTAAGATAACCAACTTTAATTGATTTCTTTTTGTTTTTATAAAAAATACCTTGTGATGGTAATTGTACCACATCGTGTGGTAGTGTGAAATTGTCTTGACCGTGGTCTCTTGATTGATTGTCCATATATAAAAATAACCGTAAAGTTTATTAGCTTTACGGTTAAATATAAGTGAGTGTAATTTTATGTAAAGTGAATTAGTAAACTAACACACATCTATCCATTCTCAAAGAAGCTGTAATATCCGCTAACGCATCTTGACTATAAGATAATGTTCCGAAGTTTACATCAGTTAAGAATGTTCCGTAAAGAATCCATTTCTCAACAACAACTCCTGTTGGGTCCAACATCTCAAGGTCGATGTCTTTTTTGTAACCCGCAGCATAACCCATACGACCTGTCACCGATTCAGCGTGTAAACGAACCCACTCCATAAGAGCCTGAGCCGCTGATGGTCCAATAGGGTCACGGAACTTAACACTGATTGGGTCCCAGTTAAATCTACCAGCTACAAATGTAGAGGTGTTTAGAAATTGTATTTCAGTTGAATTAATCTTAATTGATGGTCTTGCAGCACTTTCAACAAACCATTCGTTGATACCCAAACTTGACGGAAACCTTAAAATAAAACGGTTTTGGCGTTTTGGTTCGTAAGGTATCGGCATTTTCATTAATAAATCAGCCATGTTATTTTAATTTTTTTTTGTTTTTTTTTTGTTGTTTATATCCTATAAATATAGTCTTGTTAAAAAATTTTTCTCTTTACTTTTATTTTGTCGAGATTATTATCTACTTATATTCCTTTTTAACGCCTCCAGCAGTAGAATAAGTCTTAACTATATTATCTGGTTTATCTTTAAAATAATTATTCATTACTTCTACATTTCTAATATCATCATCTGAAAATCCAATACTAGGTTGCTCCGGAACAAAGTTATTAGATACATCATTTTTAATAAAGGCATTTTTATTTAACTTTTTTGACATTTTCTTAATATAAGAAACAAACTCTTCCATAGCACGAACTTTTGCTTCTTCAGGGTTGGCAGCACCTTCTTCATCGTCAAAAGACACTGGATGATATTTGTTAAGGTCCAAATACGATTTGATTAATTCATCGTCCGTCATATCTTCCTCGTCAAAAAACGACCTATATTTTTTAAGGTTCTTAACGAGTTGGTCTTTATCTATTCCATGAAACCCGTCAATAATATAATTGTATACGGCTTGTTTTAAAGTGTTGGGGTTGTGACCTCTCGCAGTAATAATTGAAAATATTGACCCGTTATTAATCGCTTCTCTAAAATCATTAAATGCCGGTCCAAGTTTTGCTCTCATAGCATCAACCAAAAAATCTTTGTCACCTGCGGTTCTAAAGTTTCTATATGGTTCTTCAGAAAATCCAACAATGGTATCACCATTATAATCAAAATCTTCTTTTCCAATTTTACTTCTGTATTCCGCAAAATCATCTGTACTCATACCAACTTCATCACCATCTTCAGTTTTTAACATTATCTTTGTTGGCATATGAACAATGTTGTCATCCCAATCAAACGCATAATATTTCATATCTGGTGTTCCCTCAGCCTTAAATCCCTCTCTAAGTTGTCTTTTCATACTTGGCAAATAAAGGGGGTACTAATTGTACCCCCGTTATGTTTATTAAATATTTTCAAACGAAGCTCCTGTTGGAGTAATAAAGAATTCGATATCGATGAATTCTAATGCCTTCGTAGGTTTTAAGTAAATTTTACCTGTTAATGTGTTTCTATCTAAGTCTTCAGGTGAAGATGAAACAGTTACACGGAAATCGTATAAACCTCTGTCTCTTCTGATTGAATCCAAGATAGGGTTAACACTATCCAAGAATTGTTGTCTAACGATTTGGTCGTTTTGTTCAAACAATAATCTTACAGCTACTGCGGAAATTAACTTACGAGCTTGAAGTAATAATCTTCTTACATTCAATCTGTTAAGTGCAGTGTCAGCAATTTGTAATGTTTTATTACCCCAAATTACAGTTCCAACATCAGAGAAAGTTGCGATAGGGTTGATTCTACCTTGATACAATGTATCTCTGTCAGTTTGTGTAAGTTTTTGTCTAGCTTTGATTGAGTTTACAAGACCTCTTGTGTAACCCGCAGATGCGAACCAAGGGAATGAAATGTTATCAGTCAACGCTAAGTTTCTACAAACCTCACCTGTTGGTGGTAAGTAAATTTGTGTATTGTTTACTGTATCTCTTGTTAAAATCCAAGGGTAGTAAGTTGCGGTGTAGTTAGAATCAATTCCTGTGTTATCCAAATTGTCAACCGCTTCTTGTGAATAGATGATATCCAAAGAACTTGTTGAATCTGGAGTAAACATTTGGTAATCAGGAGTTGTACAGATATAAACCGAGTCAGCTCTTGAGTATTGAATCATGTCAATAGCTTCTTCTACAAGATTTGAATTGTTAATATAGTCAATACTTGCACTTGCAAACACGTTAATGTTAGTTGCTTCAGGATTAGCGAATGTCAAAATACCAAGTAAGTAAGCGTAGTAGTCAGTATTTGCAAAGTCCTGAGTATTGTTTTGAACAATAATTCTCTTGAACAATCCGTTACCTGTTGCAGTTGGGTATCTTGAAGATGGTGCAGTACCTGCCAAATAACCTGACTGTCCTAATTGGAATCTGTCTTGGTTAGTTCTCCATTCTCTGTAAATATCCCATCCGTCAAATCCACCTGCGAAACACACAGTGTATTTTCTTGAGTAGATAAAGTAGTATGGGTTATCTTGTGTTGCTGGGTCTGCTCTAAATTCTGCAACACCACATTCAAACGCTGTTTGACCACTTGTCATTGATGTATTAGCAATTGTAACAACAGTTGCTCCCGAATCCATGTGGAAACCTTTACTTAAGTAATTCCATTTAAATGAGTCAGTCGCCAAAGCCCAATTAGATTGTGGGTTTTGTTTTCCTTTGTAAGTTAAGAATGATTCATCAATTCCGTATTGTGTAGAGAAACCTAAATAAGTTCTTCTTATGATATCTCCAGGAGATTCCACAGTATTTGAACCACCAACGGGTGTTCCAAAAGGTGGATTAGCAATAACCTCTCCAGGGAAATCGTATTTTGTTTTAAATTTAGGGTATGGTGATGAGTAAATTGCAGCATCTTCATATTCTCTTTGTGTGTAACCGTAGAAACCACAAGGTAAAGAATCGATTGGATACTCATTTGCCATTTCAACCATGATATATTTTGAAATTAAAGCGAATTCACCATTAGACGAACCAATTTTTTTCGCAATAAAGTTATTAGTTGCTGGGTCCATATTACAATTGGTAAACTTTTCAATTACAACAGGGTTTGCATCTGTATCAAAGAAATTTCTAACAAAAACATCAAACGACATATTGTTATATGATAAGTTTGCAATTGACACCTTAACCTCAGTGTTTGCGGAATCTCCATCAGAAATGGAAATGAATTTAAATAAGTTATATACTTTATTACCTCTCAATTCAGAAACTAAATAAGGTGTTTCAGGTGATTGGTATTTTTCTAAATTCCAAGCGATTGATTGACTTGATTGACTTCTTGCGTCGGGCAATGCAATTAAGTCACAATTTAACCCACGAATGTATCCTTGACTATAAGCGTAATTTAAACTTCCTTGATAAATTTCCTCAACATAAATTGGAACTTCAAATCTTGATTTACCAAAATTATCAACCCCTAACACTTTTGTGATGTATTTTGCGGAAGACGCTAATAATGAAGTTTCTAATGAGAATGTATTATTATCTTTAGTTACACCTGATAACAAGAATGTTCCATATGGTGTTTGAGTAATACCCGAATATTGATTAGTACAAATTAATTGTAAGTTGTTAGGAACCCAAGCATTGTCGTTATCATAATCAATACCTACTTCATAAACAGGACCGTGGTCAATACTATCAACAGAATTGACATATTGAGTAATACCTCTTGAACGGAGAGTACCAACAACCATATTATTAAAATCTGTATAAGCAGTACCTGTAAATGTATAAGATTCACCAGTAATTGTACCCGTGAAAACACCAGTCCCGCCCGAACTTAAACTATTAACAACATAGTAGAATGAATAACCCGTATAGTTATTTCCTGAAGAAATGTCAAAGTTAGCATAATACCAAGGGTCATTTGAAGACGCACTTAAATCGTTAAGTTCAAAATTGTTTATACAATCATATGGATTTTGGATTGTAGGATAAGATAAAATTATATTTGAATAATCTGTATTAGGAATTGCACCGTACATTACAGAAGTTGTAGCCGAAAGAGAAGGTGTGTTAATTATGCCACCTAAATAAACATTAAGGTCATCTTGTATTGTAGATGTTGAACCGTCTTGTAATCTGTATTGAACATTCAAATTTGCCTGAGCTTGAGCAGGTAACGCTCCACTGACAATCGTAACGGTAGT